GGTTCAGAGAAGTTTAGCCTTTTGGCTTGGGTACCGATGCTTGATAAACCGCGCGTTTGTACAGACGAGCGTTCCATCGGTTCTTCTTACACCCAGGTTGTGGATCGACTTAAGCAGGTCGTGACTGGCCTAGAGCGCGTTTATCGCGTGTCTCTAGGTGTCCCTGCGTTCGAGGACCTTGAACAAGTTCGGAGTTTTTGCTCCGACCTCGTGGAAGGTCGTCCACACCCTTGGAGGTCTGTTGACCTCGGTGCGCGAGACCGGTTTGGTCTGGCGCATTCTCTTTTTCTTTTTCGTAAGGTTATTCCGAAGGGGAGACCCGCTCTCAGACCGTATGTCCAAAAGCTTGCTGTTGCCTCCGAACAGCCAGACGATGATTTTCTTGATTTTGCAAGGAAAGAAACGCGCCGCCTTTTCCGCCCTGGGTGGGATTGGAGCTATAGGAGATACGGAATGAAAAGCTACTACTCTGCGAGTGCTTGTTCTGAGTACCCGAGGAGTGTAGGGGGGGCTAGAGGACTGGCAGGGTTGACGGATCATGAGCGTGCGGAGTTCTGCGCTTATGTTCTTGATTCTAGGAAGCCAGTAGCCCGAGGGGTCTCCGTCGTAGCTAGTGTTGAGACTGGTGGGAAGTGGCGCATCATATGTTATCCTCCTCGTGATGACAATGCTCTGCGTGCCCTCCACAAGACTATCTACGATCACCTGTCCCGAAAGAGATGGTTGCTGCGTGGTGATGCAAAAGCGAGTCGATTCGTCGATTTCCCTGCCGTGGCTGGGGAGATCTTCGTTAGTGGCGATTACGAATCCGCCACGGACAATCTTAACTCGATCACACAACGCACCATTCTCGATACTTTGCTCGAGTCCTCCACGTTGGTCCCTCAGGGGATTAAGGACCATGCCCTATCCACGTACGATTCGGAGATGCGGATCGGAAGGAAGGGACGCGATGTCTGGCAACAGCGTCGCGGGCAGTTGATGGGACAACTTACGTCCTTCCCTCTACTTTGCCTGGTAAACTACATCACGTTTCGGTATACATGCCGACGGCTTGGGGTCAGCCCCCCCGTCCGCGTGAATGGCGACGATATCGTTTTTCGTGCGACGCCCGAGTTCGTAAGTTCTTGGGAGCGTGATGTGGCTAAGGGCGGCTTGACTCTGAGTCCAGGGAAAACCTTGAAGCACTCTCGTGCTTTTACCTTGAACTCGACTCCATTCTGGTCTTCGTTATCCGGGAGGCCTAGGATGGTGGGCTTCCTCAGATCGTCCGCGATTTGGGGGAGCGAGTCCGCGCTTGATCGAGTCCGATCGCTGAACAGTAGGTTCTATTCAGCGGTTCAGGGCGCGTTTTCTTGGCAGCGAAGAGATGTACTGAGAGAGCTCTTTGTCCGAGAGAATGTGGGAGCGGTTCGTTTGAGCCGCCGCTCGATAAGTAGAGGTCTGGGACTGAAAGTTTCGGAATCCATGCTCCGGAATTTGGGTTTGTGGGATCGTGAATTGTTCTATCTCTCTCAGATGAACGAAACACGCATCCCTCCAACTTCTGGAGGTGGGATGAACGGCTGGACCCAGGTTCCGTCTTGGCAACTTCCTCGGGAGGAGGCCCGGGCCTGGAATAACATCTATCAATCATGCTGTGCAGACAGCAACTGGGATCCTGTTGGGTCCCTGCAAGATGAAACTGACGACGAGTACATCGCAAGGTTACGGGACGGGGCTGAGCCCTACCGTTTCTTTGTCCCGAAGAAGGCTATGAAAATGCTGAAGTTCAAGTCCCGCCGTAGGGTGAGGCAATGGATTAGCCGGAGTAGGAACGAGTCGTTGTTCGGCCGCAACCGACCGATAAAGTCGAAAGAGCTTGTTTGGGTGCTGAAGGACCGTGTCTACAACGGTATACAAAATGTAGCGTGTCCTCTTCTGTTGTCGTCACGTTCCCGCTTCGGCGGCTGCGTGACGTTTCAGCGATCCCCCCCAAGTAACGCGCACCTTAACCCATCTGACGGCCTAATAAGTCGTCTTTGCAGTGGCCTTAATGGGCTTCTTGACGCGTTGCCACGCCCGGTAGTGTTTTGACTGGCTTAAGTGCCGTTGTCTATCGGGTGGCGGACTGTGATGGCCCCTTCTTGATCGTTGGGGAGCCGGTTCTCATGGATCACCGGCGGCCGAGTCCATGCGTTGGGTGAACAGGGCGGTGGAAAGAGAGGACGGGTCTGGAGAGACCCTAGAAAAAG